ATATTAAATATATGCACTTCATCGACGCACTTGGTAGGAAGCACGAAACTATGATCCTCGTCGATTGGTTAAAGTCAACCACGACAAATAGCGTAAAGATTGAAAAGAACTTTATACTACAAATCTTTACCCCCAGTCCAGACGTTGTTAATTCTTATGATCATCAGAAAAAACTTGATGATAACGGCGGCAAGATTCCGGCAAATAATGTCTTTGGTTTATTCTCACAAAAAGACAAAGAAGGTCTCGATAGGATGCTTCAAAATATTGAGAATCAATTTAAAGATTTGAATATCGATATGGACGATGTTGAAGATATGATCAAAGATCAATTAGAAGATGAGCAAGAAGAATTAATAGAAAAAATAATTGAAAGCAAATCTGCTGAACGTGTCATCATAGATGAAGACCATCCAGATTACGGGACTAGTTATATCGACTGGTCTC